GTAGCTTGCGGTATAAAGATTGGCCCCAAAGGCGCAGCGCTGAGTAATTACACCTTCACCGTGCCACGTAACGTGGGTGACGTCTGGTTAGAGAGCTTCGTTAACACAACCATCCTGAAGATGAATTCCAACCCGGCAATCGTATCCGCACTAAAAGCGTGTAACGGCCCGCGCCGCGACATCCTTATCAGCATGGCGTATCAGATGGGCGTAAACGGTCTGGCAGGATTTAAGAATACGCTGGCGATGATTGCTGACGGCAATTTCTCCGGCGCGGCCAACGGCATGCTATCCAGTTTATGGGCGAAACAAACGCCAAACCGCGCAAAGCGTCACGTTGAAGTAATGCGTACCGGTGATATGAAAGCCTACGAAGGATTACTCAAATGAAAATCCGACTCGTAGACGACTGGCGTCACTGGTGGCGATGGAA